GCTGCGGACATAATGAGACTACAAGCCATTCATCGGGCTGAACATGATTTAGAGCAAGTGAGTATATAATGGGTAAAAAAACTAAGCATCCAGCATCTGAGACTGGAGCAATGCGAGAAGCATTGGGTGTGCCTTATTTCCGACAAGTTCCTCTTGAAGCTGTGGCTGCTGGCGCTGTATCTTTGGAGTATGGCGCACTCAAGTATGCACATCGCAATTGGGAAAGGGGTCTTCCTTGGCAGCAAATGATTGACAGTCTCAAGCGTCATATTGACGACTTCGAGCGCGGGCATGACTACGACAGTGGACCAGACGGTTCTGACCTTCATCAAGTTTGTATGATTATGGCATCTGCTATGATGTTATCTGCGTCAGTAATTCGAGGCGTAGGTGAAGATGATCGTATGCCTGCCACTGGAGAAGATGCGTTGTCTGCAAAACAATGTGCAAAATGGATGAAAGAACAACTTGATAATTCTAGATTGAAGGGTAGTTAATGGATATTGAAATTAGAACAAGCGATTTACAAGATAAGAAGCTGTTCATAGCCACGCCAATGTATGGTGGGCAATGTGCAGGTATGTTTACAAAAGCAACGAACGATTTAGCTATGGCGTGTACGCGTCATGGCATTGATGTGCGTTTCTACTATCTATTTAATGAAAGTTTGATCACACGGGCTCGCAACTACTGTGTTGATGAATTTTTACGATCTGACTGTACACATCTACTTTTTATTGATTCGGATATCGGATTTGACTATAAAGACGTGTTAACATTGTTGCATCTTACTGGCACAGATGACTACGATGTTATGACTGGACCTTATCCTAAGAAGACAATTTCGTGGGAGAAAGTTGCTAAAGCTGCCGAGCAAGGCTTTGCTGACGAGAATCCATTCATGCTGGAGCACTTTGTTGGCGACTATGTTTTCAATCCTGCTGAGGGTATAAAGTCGTTTAAGATCGACGAGCCCGTTGAAATTCGAGAAGGTGGTACAGGCTTTATGATGATTACCCGTAAAGTATTTGAAAAATATGAAGAGTCATATCCAGACCTCAAATACAAACCCGATCATGTACGCACTGAAAATTTCGACGGTACTCGCGAGATCATGGCGTATTTTGACACTATTATTGATCCAGATACAAGACGTTATCTTTCAGAGGACTATATGTTTTCGTATAACGTCCGAAAGATGGGTATGAATATTTGGATGTGTCCATGGATGAAGTTGAAGCATGTTGGTTCATACATCTTCGGAGGATCAATTAGCGCAATGGCAGCTATTAAAGCATCACCAACTGCATCAAAAGAATCTAACAAAAAACATTACTTGCAATCACCTAAAAAAGATGATACAATCAACAGACAGCAACGTAGGGCTGCAAAGACAAAGAAGGATACTTAATAATGAAATTTAGTGACGATACAGTCTCTATCTTGAAGAATTTCTCTGGCATTAACCAGGGTCTACTATTCAAGCCAGGTAACACTCTGACAACTATTTCCCCGCAACAAACAGTAATGGCAAGCGCCACTATCTCTGAAACTCTTGATGGACGCGCAGCAGTGTACGATCTTTCGCGTTTTCTGTCAACAGTATCACTATTCAATGATAGCGTTGATGTAAAGTTTGGATCTGAGAAGTTTGAGATTCGAGATGATCGCCGTAAGGTATCATATGTCTACGCGGCTGAAAACATGATTGTTACTCCACCAGAAAAGCAAATGAAATTGCCTAATGCTGATGTTACAGTTGATATCAAATGGATTGACATTGAAAGTGCTATCAGAGGCGCAGGTGTTCTACAGGTGAGTGATATTGCATTCACAGGCGCCAATGGTAAAATTCTATTGCGGGCTGTTGACTCTAAAAATTCGACATCAGATACATATGATATCGAAATTTCTGACTATGATGGAGAAGACTTTGAGATGACGATCAAAGTTGATAACCTTAAACTATTGCCAGCAGATTATACTGTTTCGCTTTCAAAGGCTGGCATCTCACATTTCAAATCGACCAATGTTCAATATTGGATCGCAGTTCAAGCTAACTAAGGAGATATAATGGCTGATCAGGAACAAGAAGTTCATAAAGAGGGTACACACTTGCAGATCGTTGATCTACAAGCGCTACTGCAAGTCGTTGATGTGCTTTCATCACGAGGTGCAGTTAAACCAGAGGAAATGAGTGCAGTTGGTGCTATTCGCGATAAACTTGCAACATTTCTATCAGAAGTGCCGGCAGCAGCCGCAAATGAAACAGAAGGCACTGACGAAGACGCTACCGAAGCAGAAGCTTAATGTGGAGGGGGTGAAAGCCCCCTCTCATAACAATATTATATAATGGAGACTAATATGGTCAATGATGTAAATGATTTTCTATGGGTTCAGAAGCACCGCCCGCAAACTGTTGCCGACACTATTCTACCTGAAAATTTGAAAAAGACGTTTCAGCAATTTGTCGATCAAGCCAACGTTCCCAATCTAATTCTTTCTGGTAGTGCTGGTGTTGGTAAAACAACTGTTGCCAAAGCAATGCTTGAAGAGATTGGTGCAAACTATATCGTAATCAACGGCTCTATGGAAGGGCGTAAGATCGATACACTGCGTAATCAAATCGCACAGTTTGCGTCTACTGTTTCTTTTCAAGGTGGGCGTAAATATGTTATTCTTGACGAGGCCGATTATCTTAACACTGACTCTGTGCAACCAGCTCTTCGCAACTTCATGGAAGAATTTTCAAGTAACTGTGGCTTCATCTTGACATGTAACTTCCGCAATCGTATCATCGAACCTTTGCAGTCCCGTTGTTCCGTTATTGAATTTAGAATTACAAAAGAAGATAAGGCGACTATTGCTTCACAGTTCTTCAAGCGTGTCATCAGCATTCTAGATGAAGAGGGTGTCGAGTATTCGAAAAAAGCTGTTGCAGAAGTTATTCAGACGTATTTTCCTGACTGGCGCAGAGTTTTAAACGAATTGCAGCGATATTCTGCCACTGGTCGTATTGATGAAGGTGTACTCGCAAATAAGACAAGCGATAACATGAACAAGTTGATCAAGCTTATGAAAGAGAAAAATTTCACCGAGATTCGTAAATGGGTGTCTGAAAACTCTGATATTGATAGCGCGGTGCTATATCGACAATTGTACGACATTCTACCCGAAAAGCTTGGTAGCGCACCAAGTATTGCAGACGCCATTATCATTCTTGCTGAGTATCAGTATAAAGAGGCATTTGTTGCAAACTCTGAAATCAATCGTGTCGCTGCTCTTGCTACGCTTATGGTCGAGGCTCAGTGGAAATGATGGGGTTTTTCAAGAGAAAAAAGTACAAGTGTCTCGTATGTGAGAAGGGTGTTGGTGAAAGCTCTCCTATAGTTCGATATCGCTATGGTAATGGTGAAACTGGTGAAGCCAGACTTTGTAACAAATGTGCAAATAAATTCGATAAAGTCGAGTTGGAGGATAATGCAGATGGCTGGAGCGTTTGATTATGTGAACAATATTCTCTATGGTAAAAAGCCAAACATGATGCGCGATACAGAAAATGATACGCTGGCTGAGGCTGGCTACGTTGCATGGCAGACTAATTTGGCATTGACTCTGCATCCCGACACAGTTTTGAACGCAAACCTCATGAATCAATATCATCAGCTAAACAATCGTGCTCAATACGAATTTTATAAATATAGCGTTAGACCCAATAAGCGTGGACGCGTTCCTTGGGTTAAATCGATTGATGATGAAGTGTTGGATATGATTTGTGAAACGTATTGCTGTAATCGTAATGTTGCGCGTGAATATCTTCCTTTGTTGTCTAATGAGCAATTAAAAACCATGAAAGAACAACAACAAAAGGGTGGTTAATGATGGAAGATATTTTTAAAGGATGTGGCGTTGAAATAGAGTTGCCGGATTCTGAAAGCTTTTTAAAGGTCAAGGAAACATTGACACGGATAGGTATTGCCTCCCGTAAAGATAAAAAGCTATACCAGTCATGTCACATCTTGCACAAGCAGGGTAGATATGCTATACTACATTTCAAAGAGCTTTTTATGCTCGACGGAAAAATCAATAATTTTACAGACGAAGATAAAGCGCGTAGGAATACAATTGTGAACCTTATCGAAGAGTGGGGTCTGATTGAAGCAGTTGATCCATCGCAAATTGAAGAACCTATTGCACCTTTGTCGCAGATTAAAGTTCTACCACATCGCGATAAAGGTGAATGGGAATTGGTAGCAAAATACAGTATTGGAAGAAAATAAAATATGACTCACTTTGATATGGTTCGTGAATTTATGGAAGCGTTCGGGCAAGAGGTAAAAACCTCTCCCGAGTTTCCGACTCAAGGGATTGCAGATTTACGATATGAACTTATTGCAGAAGAAGTAAAAGAACTTCTAGAAGGTATGCTTAACTTCGATGTGGTTGAAATTGCAGACGCACTCACAGACATTTTGTATGTTGCATATGGCGCTGGTCACGCGTTTGGTGTAGACCTACAGGATCTATGCACTGAAGAGTCTAATACAGAACCGTCTAGTTTTCAGAGTATTCTATCGGCTACTATGGGTGTAGGTATTTCGATCAGAGCCAAAAGCTTGAATGCAATACAATACACTCTAACTGATTTGATTGGAGCTGTATACAAAATGGGTGAGGATCGCGAAATTAATTTACATGCTTGCTTCACAGAGGTTCAACGATCTAACATGAGCAAGCTCGGTGAAGACGGTAAGCCCATTCGCCGGGAAGATGGTAAAATTTTGAAAGGTCCAAATTATTCTGAACCTAACTTGGAATTTGTGCGCAAAGTCGTATAAATAAATGTGAGCGCCTCAATGGGCTCAAAAATCAATCTTGCTTAATAAGGAGATAACAAATGACTACACGTAGATTCACTTCAGAAAATTTACTAAACGATCCGCTATTCATTGGTTTTGACGGTATTTTCAATAAACTAACTCAACCAAATAAATCTGGCGCATCTAATTATCCACCATACAATCTAGTTAAAACAGGCGACTATACATATCTAATCGAACTTGCTGTTGCAGGATTCGATGAAGATGACTTCGATATTGAACTGCATAACGGTGTGCTATCTATTCGTGCGACTATTGATGGTACAGAAGATCAGGTCGACTATCTACATCGAGGTATCGCAGCGCGAAGCTTTGAGCGCAAGTTCACTTTAGCAGATACTGTTGAAGTCGATGGTGTATCTTTACACCAAGGTATGCTCAATGTTAAACTTCGAAATATCATTCCTGATGAAAAGAAGCCTAAGAAAATTCAGATTGAGACGCATCGTCTCAGTCAAGAGATGCTCACAGAGTAACGGGTGGTTCCGTAATGAACCCGTGGGGAGCCACGGTTAGCTCCCCTTTTAACACACATCACAGGAGACAAAAATGTCAAAGAACCCATTCGAAATCCGTGCAGAAATGCTACAGCTTGCAAAAGATTACATGGATCAGCAACACAAAATTAACGTAGAATTTACTGAAAAAATGTTAGACGAAGGTAAAAAAACTTTCGAAGAAGTTCAAGACATGTATAAGATGTATTCAACTGAAGAACTGATGGAAAAGGCTAAAGAGCTATATTCGTTCGTTTCAGATAAGGGCTAACAAAAATGCGTTGGGCTTCACAAAAGCCCTTCGCTTTGTTACATATGCATAAATCGCTTGACAAAAGCGGTCATAGGTTATATACTACTCGATATGAAGACTTGCGCACGTAGTGCATCACTATAAAATGAAATGAGGGTACTATGAGTTTTTACACGTCTGTTCACAGATTTGGTAACAAGATTTTGTTTCGAGGGTATGATAATAAAGGTAATCGTCTTCATAAAAAAATTGCATTCAAACCCACACTATATCTCCAAACAAGTGATGCTGATACGGATTGGCACGCTCTCGACGGAACACCTGTTAAACCACTGAAACTTGAATCTATGAGTGAGCTTAAAGAACTCTCCGAGACGTATAGTGATGTTGCAAACTTAAAAATATACGGTAACAACAACTGTGCGGTACAGTTCTTACAAGAAGCTTATCCAGGTAAGATTGATTACAAGTATAGTTTCTTGAATATCGGTAATATCGATATTGAGGTCGCATCTGACGATGGCTTTCCACATCCTGATCAAGCAGATCATCCAGTAATCTCCATTGCATATAAGAGTAGTCTAAACAACATATACTATGTTTGGGGTTTGGATGACTATGACCCTTCAAAGTGCGAGCTTGATTTGAAGGGAGCATTAATTCGATATGTCAAGTGTCAAAGCGAAGGCGAGTTGCTACAGAAGTTTGTTGTTTTCTGGGAGAACAACTATCCAGATATCATCACTGGTTGGAACATTAGACTATTCGACATTCCATATCTCGTAAATCGTATCAGTAAGATTTGCGGTGAAAAGACGATGAAAGCTTTGTCGCCATGGAATATTGTCAACTATCGTGCTATCGGCGTCAAAGGTAAATCTCTAGACGCGTATGAAATTTACGGTGTACAGCAAGTTGACTACTATGATCTGTTTACCAAGTTTGCATTCTCATATGGCAAGCAAGAATCGTATTCGCTTGATCACATTTCACATGTCGTGCTAGGCGAGAAGAAGTTGTCGTATGAAGAGCACGGTTCTTTGCACACGCTTTATAAAGAAGATCCTCAGAAATTTATTGACTATAACATTCGAGATGTGCAGCTTGTTGACGAGATTGATAAGCAAACAGGTTTGATGGATCTTGCTGTCACATTGGCTTATAAGGGTGCAGTCAACTATCCAGAAGTTTTTGGTACCACTGGTATCTGGGATAGTATCACATATAGATATCTGTCAGATAGAAACATTGCTGTTCCACAAACCGAGTACAAATCTAAGGGTGATTATCCTGGTGGTTATGTGAAAGATCCTCACATCGGTATGCAGCAATGGGTAACTTCTTTCGATCTGAATTCACTATATCCAAATTTGATTGTTCAGTATAACATGTCTCCAGAGACATTGCTGACTGATCCACTCAATCGACTCATGGGTGGTGTAGATTATTATATGAATGAGAACGCGACTTTACCGCAAGAAGCGATTGATATGGACGTCGCTGTTGCTGCAAATGGTACATGTTATCGCAAAGATAAGCGCGGCTTCATTCCAGAAATCATTATAGGTCTATATGACGAGCGCCGTGTCACAAAAAACAAGATGCTTGAAGTGCAGCAACAGAATGAACAGACGCCAAGCGCTGATTTGAAAAGAGAGGCGAATCGTCTCAATAACACGCAGCAGGCTGTCAAGATTTTGCTGAACTCTTTGTATGGTGCTCTGGGCAACCAATATTTCAGATACTTTGATATTCGCATCGCTGAAGCAATTACACTATCTGGTCAGCTATCAATTAAGTGGGCTGAAAGTGCTATCAATAAGTCGATGAACAAAATCGTAAAAACAGACAATGTTGATTATGTTATTGCCATTGACACAGATTCGCTTTATGTTAATATGAAACCGCTTGTAGATCAGATTAAACCGTCTGATCCTGTCAAATTCTTGGATAAAGCATGTTCGCAGAAATTTGAGCCAATCTTTGCTAAGGCATACGATAAACTATTTCATCATATGAATGCGTATGAGCCGCGCATGGAAATGGGTCGTGAAGTTATTGCCGATTATGGTGTTTGGACTGGTAAGAAACATTATATCTTGAATGTGCATAACAACGAAGGCGTTCAATATGCTGAGCCAAAGCTAAAAGTGATGGGGCTTGAAGCAGTAAAATCGTCTACTCCGACGATTGTTCGTACTAAGTTTAGAGAAGCTTATAAGCTAATTTTGACTGGTAGCGAGAAACAGTTGATCGAATTTGTTGAAAATTTTGAGAAAGAGTTTAAATCTCTACCAGCAGAAGATGTATCATTTCCTCGAGGTATTTCTGATATTGATAAATGGGTTGATCGTAACGCGCTATACAAGAAGGGTACTCCTATTCATGTTAGAGGCGCTATCTTGTTCAACTCGAAGATGCTTGAGTTGGGTCTGAATAAGTACATGGACACGATTAAGAACGGTACAAAGGTGAAGTTCTGTTACTTGAAAACGCCCAATGTCCTTCGGGAAAATGTCATATCTTTTCCACAATATCTACCCAGAGAAATGGAATTGAATAACTACATCGACTACGATAAACAGTTTGAAAAATCATTTAAGGAACCTCTGCGACTTGTGACTGACTCTATTGGATGGAATTTAGAGAACGTAGCAACATTGGAAAGTTTCTTCGGATGAAATATACTACAATGAGGGGACTAATATGACTGATGATATTTTTGACTTTGGTTTTACTGCCGTTACAGAAGACGATCTAGCCTCTGTTGAAATCTCAAAGAAGATTGCGCAGGAGACAGAAGAAACCGCAAACGATTTGCAGAAACGTTTAGAGAGAATGCATAATGCCATTACACCTCTACTCGAAAATTTAAAGAAAAATCCCGAAAAAGAGTATATTTTATGGCCTGATAGGGTGTCAAAAATTGAAGAGTTTCAATCAAAATTACTTGACATTTATCAAGGTACATGATATATTAAAGAGATTATAACAAGAGGTAATACATGTCACTATTAGAAAAACTTATAAAATCGAGTACCATTAAATTGACAGCGCCAATTATGGACTCAAAGGTCTTTGGCAAAAAAGACATGGCACCAACATCTGTTCCAATGGTAAACGTAGCGTTATCGGGTCGCGTTGACGGTGGCTTGGTGCCTGGCTTGCTTATGCTTGCTGGTCCAAGCAAACACTTCAAATCGGCGTTTGCTTTGCTTATGGCTGCAGCCTATCTGAAAAAGTATGATGATGCTATTATTCTGTTTTACGATTCAGAATTTGGTACTCCACAATCATACTTCGAATCTTTTGGCATTGACATGAACCGTGTTATTCACACGCCAATCAAAGATGTCGAGGAATTGAAGTTTGATATCATGAAGCAACTTGACAACATTGAAAAGAAAGATAACGTTCTTATTCTTATCGATTCTATTGGTAACCTCGCTTCAAAGAAAGAAGTGGACGATGCTATGGACGGCAAATCAGTTGCTGATATGTCTCGTGCAAAACAGATGAAGTCTCTGTTCCGTATGGTAACACCTCACTTGAACCTCAAAGACATTCCTTTGATTGCGGTCAACCATACGTATAAAGAGATCGGTTTGTATCCCAAAGATATCGTGTCTGGCGGTACCGGAGCGTACTATTCCGCAGATGCCATTTGGATCATTGGTCGTCAGCAAGAGAAAGATGGTACTGAGATTGCAGGCTATCACTTCGTAATTAATATTGAGAAGTCTCGACATGTGCGCGAGAAGTCTAAGATTCCGATCACTGTTACGTTCGACGGTGGCATTGCAAAGTGGTCAGGATTACTTGATGTTGCAGAGAAGGGTGGCTATATTCGTAAACCTAAAGTTGGTTGGTACGAGGCTCTTGATCCCGAAACTGGTGAAGTTCTAACTGAGAAGTTGCTACGAGCAAAAGAAATTCTTTCAAGTGGAGATTTCTGGAAAATGATGTTTGAGAAAACTGATCTTGCATCTTACATCAAAAAGCGTTATACTGTAGGAACAGGCTCACTCTTTACAGAAGAAGTGAGTGATTCGCCTTTGCCTGCTGATATAGAAGAAAACGATAATCAATAAATCGGAGCATTACGTTGATTGAAAGAACTATTCTTGCAAATCTAATGTCGAATGACAATTTCACGCGAAAAACGATACCGTTCATTGAACCAGAATATTTCGATGATTATGAAGAACGGCATCTTTTCAATGAAATTAGATCGTACATTGACAAATACAATGGGCTTCCTACCAAGGAAGCCCTACACATTACGCTGGGTGAAAATGATAGTTTAACAGAAGATCAGTTTACGAAGGTAAGTAGAATTGTTGACGAGCTTGAATATGACCCAGCAACTGATATTGACTGGCTTGTAGATAAAGCGGAAAAGTTCTGTCAAGATAAAGCAATATACAATGCCGTCAAGAAATCAATTCTTATACTTGACGACCGTGATAAACAATATGACAAAGGCTCTATTCCAGAGTTGTTGTCAGATGCGCTGGGCGTTTCTTTCGACAGCAATATTGGTCACGACTTTCTTGATAACTCTCAAGAGCGTTACGACTTTTATCACGCGAAAGAGGATAAGATTGCGTTTGATCTTGAATACTTTAATGAAATCACCAAGGGCGGTCTATCACGCAAAGCTTTGAGTGTTGCC